AGAAATAAATACGATACTGATTTTCAGGTGGTTGCGTAAATATCGAGCGGTTTTACGCACACTTTCTCGTTTGTCGGCGTGCTTATCGATGAATTATGTAGGAAGTGAATGCTTAGCTGGTGGGCTATGTTTAAGTGTTCTCAGTTTTGCTCACCTTATATATGAGGTGAGCAAACCGCGCAAGCCAAGGTTGCAAGTTGGCGGAAAGGTTGCAAGCTAGCAATGCAAGCTCAAAGGTAAGGGGCGGGGCAATGATGCTCTGCCCCTTTCTTATAGTTATGCTTTAATTCCGCGTGATGCCATGTAACGATCGCGGAGGGGAATGGCTAATACCTCGCAGACGATGGCGGTGGACAAACCAATTTTGTCGTTTCGTGCGTCTTCACACGCTTTGGCGGTGACTTCGTTATGGGGACGGAGCGTGGAGAGTATCGTGATGTTCATACTGTACTCTATACGGACGCGTAAATACACTTTTGCCCCCGTGACCAATTTGCAAATTCCGCGTTTTCCATTCTCCACGATGTGTGCTTGTTCGGCCGCGGGTATGGCGCAGATAGATTCGTGTCGTCGTGCTTCGGAAGATCGCCGTCGTAATAATCGCCCTCTTCCGGCAAACGATCTTCGGTTAACTCTTTTGCAGCAAGAGGCGACAATACCAAACTCTCTTCTCCGTCGGGAGTTACGCGAAAGTACTCGCCCGGAATTTCGGGATTGGTGAATATGGCTCTTAAATCAACGCGCTTCGATAGGTATTCGGATAGTCTACGGGGGCTAATTCTTATGGCCGTGCAGTCGTACTCGTCGGGAATAGAACTCAACAAACACAAGTAGAGACTTTCCACTGCATCTGTTGCGGTGAAAAGAATAGGCTCATCGTAAAAGACGAGTACCTGTTTTGGATTGATTGTTCTCATTGTCATATAGTATTGTGGCCTCCGATATGTCGTAGGCCGTTGTTCGCCACCACGAGTAATGCTTCTTATTATGTCCGGTCTGTGCCACAACCCCATCTTTGGGGCGTATTGTCACACGGGCTATGACGGTGTTTTTGTTCTTGAACGGCGGCTTTTTACGTAATTCTTCAGCTTCTTTCTTAGTGGAAAAGATAGAGACGGCTCTCGCTTGACATTCGTCAACCTTAAATATCCTCGTGGGATATCGCTTGCGGTGTGAGAAGAAATCAGATTCGCAGGCGGGATCACCAGCAACAAGTCTGTAAAAGCTCTCTCCGTTGCATTGATAGGCTTCCTCGGGAGGGCAGCTTTCAGGGAGATCTTCGCTCCATTCGTAGTTGTGGTTCATTGTTCGTTTCTAACGGCTAGTGCTATCAATTCGTAGTTCATATTGTCGGGGTGCTATGGGGTATTTTATATGTGTCCGTTTCCGCTCTTTCCTTCCTATTCTAATCATCGAAAGAAGAGCAGTGCATCAAAGAGTGTTTGCGGCCAATTGTGTCTTCACACACTCGAGCGGTCAATAGTAGTCCTCCACAAAAACAAGTTTCTTCGTTACTTGTACCTCCTTGAAGTCTTTGTCGATGAAATAGAACGTGCTGAGATCTGATGTCGAATCAGCCATAAGACACCCATACCCGATAAACTCTTCTTTGTCTCCGTTCTTCTTATGTTCGAGAAGTTTTCTTTCCGCCCCTTGCAAAAACACATGACTGTCGAAATCACAATCCCTCATTTCCTGTTTTTCTTTTGCCGTGAGCTCTCGTTGATAGGAAATTTTTCTGAGACTATCCCGATGATACGCCAGACGATCTCCGATCAACATGCTGTTGTATGCATCTTCATACCCGAATGTACTGTCAATAGCAGTCCATTCCGGCAAATGATTCTTTCGCAGCAGCTCGTTTGCGCGGACGAGCGGCGGGCGATTATCTTTCTTGCAACCAACGAGAGAGAAGGAAAAGAGCAGGAGTATTGCAAAGATAAGTGTTCTCATGGTGATTTTCTTTTTATGCCATTCTTTTGATTGATACGAACCCAGCGACGCGGAAGATTTTGTGGATGAGGTCTGCTTGTATCTTCATATCGGCGTAGCGTGTCTTGTCGGGGTTGTCGGAGATGCAAGTAATAATCGCGTCTTCGGAATATCCGCTCGCGACGAGTCGTTTTACCATTCGCTGATAGTCTCGGGTGACGACAAGATAAATTTCCCCGTTGATGATTGTCTGCACCTCTTGGGGATAGACGGCGACGATGTCTCCGCTCTGTGCAGTGTTGAGCATCGAGTCTCCGGTGACATTAAGCCCGAAGCATCCCTCAAAGCCCGGCACGTTGATGTATTTGTATGGAGCGTTTATCTCGTTGTTTTCGAAGAAACCATCACCGGCAGACGCGTCAAGTTCGTAGTACCATTTCACGGCGTTCTTTTCGTTGAGCTCCGTTTGGGTCGGTAGGTCGACGTTGGCGGGCATTGTCTGCGAAGAGCTATCACTGAGCATTTGGCCTTTGCCAGTTAAGAGCCAATACAAACTTATACCTGTTTCGTTTGTACTAAGTCTTTGTGCAAGCCCCTCAGTCAAATATCGATTATCACCATTCTTCGCTTGACTTAGATTCGTGGGATCAAATGATATCTTATTCGCCAGTTCTTTTTGAGTTTTGGCGAACCCGCTATCAATTAGGTATTTAATCGCGGCCTCCGCGCGTTCCTTCGTAATCATAGTGGTTCTCGAGTGTTAAAATACAAACCAAATACAAACTTTTATCGCCAGAGATTTGTATGTAATACAAACTCTTTGTATCTTTGCACTGTAATCAAACGTAAGCTACAAGCGCAAGCGGCGCAACTTGTTGAAAACAACGACGAAACGCCGCAAAAGAATACGCAAATATCTGTATTTCCCGCGATACAGCAAAGCGAAAGCCGCGGAAAAACAAGCATTCAAAAAGAAAGAAACAATGACAACCGCACTCGACTTCATCATCAAGCAAGTGATCAACCGCAAGTCAGAAGCAATGGGGGCTCTCGTTAACAACGTCAACAGAGAAAAACTTTCCGAAGAAGAGATGTTCAATCTCCGCGAAAAACTGATCGCAGCCTCAGAAGCCGGTATCCGCATCTGGAAGAAGGTAAATGACAAGGCCGCAGTTCTTGAAGCGCTCGAATGCTTTGAAGATTATACCGCCTACGCAAACAAGATGATAGCCTTGCACGGCAAAGGAGAGGCAAAGGAAGCGGCAAAACGCTACTTCGAATACAGCGAAGGCTGGATCTAATTAGCGGTACGCGAGCATAAGATCCAAGCCGCGAAAAGTAAATAACTAACAAAGCAAGACAATGGAAGAATTGATTTTCGAAAGACTAGAAGAAGGTATCGACGCACTCTTCGTGGAAGCAATGGATGAATTCCAGAAGGTGAGAGACGAGATTCACCTCGACAAGGAGAAAGCAGAGCAGCTTGAAATCAAAGAGTTCGACTGTGAGGAGGCGATTCGCGCACTGAAAAATCTTCATCACTCGGGAAGATGGGGAAAAGAACAACACAGAGTGGTCTTCTACAACAGTAAAATAGAAGAAAATAGCTGGTTTATCCAGAAGCTGCTCGTGTCGAATACACCGCAGTCGTTGAAAGACGGCGAGATCCGACGCTATGCAGAGCTCCAAACCCAACGAACCGATGCTTTGATTGAGAAGATCAGAGTGATCGATAGTTTTCGAGAGGTGAATCTCCGAATCTTTCTTCAATCGGCATTCAACCGACGCGTAGCTATCCCCGTGCTGCTTCATCTCCGCATCGCTGTCCAAAGAAAGGATTACGATGTCGCAGAGTACTACCTCCGTCTCGCAGCTCCCGGTTTGGCCTTCTTCGAACACCTCTTCGCCGACAAAGAAACGGAATGAACCGCTAAGAAGTGATCACGTCGCAAGACACACCTCAGCACAAACCCACACACCAGAATGAAAAGTTCGTTTTACACCCCCGCCCGCTGGGCTTTCGCTCTGCTCGTGGCGATTTCGATATTCGGAGGCGGTTTTCTCCTCTTCTGCTACGTGCCCGGTAGCTTTTGGGCTTCGGTTCTCCTGAAACTCACGGGCGTTTTCGGCCTTTATCTGGGGTTTTTCCTCGGAAAAGGCGGAGTAAAATACGGAATGTTCCCCACTGCGGTGCTGCGCCTCTTGGCCTTCCTGAAGTGCAACGTGAACACCGACGACGAATAAGACACCAGACACACGGCGCGCCGCCCATCATTTCATTGTTGGGTAATGGGTAGTTCCACCGGGCGGCGCGCCCCTTTACACCTAAAACAATAAGACGTTATGGCTACATACAAAATTACCACACAGGTAGATATCGAAGATGTACTCTACAGCGTACCCGCCTGGGACGAAGCGGACGTTCTCCTTGAGGCTCTCGAGAGTTTTGACATCGAGAACATAGGCGTCGCTTTGGGCGAGTTCTTCGGATCACAAAAAGGACGAGCGGCGAGAGTACTCGGCTACGTGGGCTACTTTAACGAAGAGGACTTCCTGCTTCAGACTCTTGAGAGATTTGACATCAATAACGTAAACGCCGTTTTGCGCAGGTTCTTCGGATCACAAGGAAGAGAGAAGCTCCCCGATTTCGTAGACGCTGAAAAGTTATGAGTGCAGACAATCGACAACCCGTATTTCCGATTCCAATGAAAGAGCTCCACCGGTCATACCGATTTAATGAGGGTTCCGACACCTGGGATTTCAATGTGGCCAGTCGTAAGTTTTCCGAATGTCTTCCGACAGTGCATAACATAGAGTGCGAGTACGAAAAAATAGAAGCCTACGAACATAGCGCGATTCCAGAGCGCAGAGATTTGTCTACGCTTGTTGTATGGGCTTTGTCGGCGGAATATTATTCCGCGTATGGGAACGTGGTGGAACGCTTCGTAGCTATAGTGGATTACCTCTGCTATGTAGCGGAGATTTACGAAAATAACGGGCGCGCCGCTCTCGTTACTATAGACCCTAAGCCTTACAAAATTATCGAGAATGAGCTGATAGTCCCTATTAGGACGCGCAGCACTACTGTTCGTTGATTGTTTTACAAATAGGCGTTCGTTTGGTACGACAGGCGGCGCGCCCCTTTTTCTAACCTCAAAACATAAGAATAAAATGACAACATTAGATCTCTTCGCAACGATCGAAATCGCCGACATCGTCAACAGCGTGGAAGAGAACAAAGAAATCGACTTCCTCGGGGAGCTGCTCGGCGCTTTTGACGACGCGAACGTGGAGGAAGCCTTTCGAATCTACATAGACAAACAGATAGCGAGAGGGAAGGACATCCCGGCGTATGTGAATCCCTCGAAGCTATAACCCACAGCGCGCCGCCGATGCTTCACGTTGTGAAGGGTTGGGAGGGGCCATTCGGCGGTGCGCACACAGACAACCTCCATTCTCTTATTTTGTATCTCACCCCGCGCCACGTCGCGACGACGTTGCAAGGGGAAACGGCGAGCCAAGGAAGAGGGCATCATCAATTTAGTGCAAGGACGTTCCTTCGCCGCGGGGTTCGACTCCCCGCCTCGCCACAACAATCTATGGTTTACGATTCTTGTTCATTAGATCCGGTTGCCTCCTGCTCGTGAGAGTCGGAACAGCCACGACCACGGAGGGTGCGCAGCGCTGCATCTTCGTCGGAAAGGGGAAGGAGGTTTATGTCCTCATCTGCGTAATAGGTTCCTCCCCTCGGCGGTTCGACTCCGCCCGTGGTCACTATAATTTCAACGTATGAAAGGAAAAGAAGAAAGAGCCCGCATCACGGCGTATCTCCGTGAACCGACCGATCTGCGACGCGTGGAAAAGGTCAGCCGCCAGATGATACGCGACATCAAGACGGGCGAAAAAGTGAGATTCATTCTCCCCGACATTCGCGCAGTGGAAAGCACTCGCGCCGCGATTACATTTATGACTCGCTACCAAAACGAGCGCCTCGTTTACCAAACAGACGGCGTGAACCGCTGGGTGACCATCGCCCGCCCCGACGAGTCGTTCGACAAACAAGTCCCCTAACACACACAACAATGGAACAAGCGATCATCATTTCAGCCGCTGATCTGCAAGCGCTCATCAAGAACGCCGTGAATGAAGCCCTCGAGCAGCACGAACAGCGCAAGGCCGCCGAATCCTCGGAGAAGGTCTTCGGGCTACAAGGTATCGCAGATTTGTTCGGGTGCTCCATCGTAACGGCTCTCAAATACAAGAATACATTTCTCGCCCCCGCCGTTCGGCAGATCGGCCGAAAGATTGTCACCGACACCGCCAAGGCGCAGCAGCTTTTTGCCCAACACGCCGAGAAGGAAACCCGAGAACTCAGAAGCATTGTATGATCTACCCACTAATCGACACCAAGGGGAGATATCTCACCCACGCTCTGATCGTGAAACCGGCACCGCGTTTCGAGGAGCGAAAAGAATTCATCTTCAAATTCTCCCGCAACCCGCACGTCTGGTTTATCCGTTCTCACATTCGGAAAGCCAACGGAACGGCACGACTCTACTTCCGAGTTGAGAAGTCCCCCGAGGGCACAGAGATGCTCCGCAAGATACTCCGAGAAGCACGCGCCGCGTTCGCCCGCGCTATCGTCGAGCTGCTGCCCATCGCCCCGGGCGCTCTTCACGAATACGAACTCTAATCACCCCGCACCGCTATGTATTTCAAATATGATAACGATTCCCTCGTAAAGAGTAGCATCCACGACGGCTCCTCCGACGAACTTTCCCGCATCATCGAGATGCTCGAAGACGACATTTACGACGTGCTGCACACAAGCCCCGAGGAACTCGACGACGAGCGATTCCGGCTCTGGGGCGAGACGGAAGACGAAGAAGAAGCCATCGAAGAAGGGACGCTCCTTGCCGGCCATGAAGAGGCGATGAAGCTGTATCGCTATTTGGTCGATCTGCACAAACGCGCCAAACAAGCGCTGGTCGAGCGCGAAGCCTCGGAGGAATACGACCGACAGATTCGCGCCGAGCAAGTGAACGACTACTCCGATCGCTGTTGCCCCCAACCCCGCTACACCCTATACCGATGACCGACGGCGAATTTTCCGCCCTGCTTGCCCACCGCGCAGACTTCAACGCCCTCTTGTTCCGCATCGCACTCCGCGAACGCAAAAGCCCCGAAGAGGTGATGCGAGAGTTTGAAGCCCTGCGACACCGAGAACTAAAAACCATCACACATCCAAAATAAAAACACTATGTCACTCATCAAAAATCCCTCCGAAATCACCGCCCCCGCCACCTGCAAACTCTTGCTTTACGGCAAGGCCGGCACGGGCAAAACCACCCTCGCGCTCTCCGCTCCCGCTCCTCTGCTGCTCGACTTCGACGGCGGCGTGCAACGCGTCAACAGCGCGCACCAAACGGACACGGTGCAAGTCTCCGATTGGAACGACGTGAAAACGCTGCTCCAATCGCCCGCCGAACTCGCCCCCTATCGTACCATCGTCGTGGACACCGTCGGGAAAATGATGGACTTCATCATTCGCCACGTCTGCGGAACGCAGCAGCCCCGCATTCAACAATGGGGACGAATCAACGGGGAGTTCAAATGGTTCACGGCGGCACTTGCCGGTCTGGGCAAGCATTTGGTTTTCGTCGCCCACCAAGACACCCGAAAGGAAGGCGAAGACACGATCTACATCCCCGCCCTGCGCGAAAAGAACTACAACGACATCGTAACCGACCTCGATCTTATGGGCTTTGTCGAGATGCGCAGTGAACGCGGCGTCCCGGTTCGCACCGTAACGTTCGACCCCACGTCGCGCAACGACGGGAAGAACACGTGCAATCTCCCCTCGAAGCTGGATCTCCCCGTCGTGCTCAACGCCGCGGGCGAAGTGATTGCCGAAAACGATTTCGCCGAACGTAACATCATCGGCGCGTTTCTCGCCCGCCGCAAGGCCGACGTGGAGAAAGCAAAGGAATACACCGAAGCCCTCGCTGCGCTGAAAGAAGACGTGGCACTGCTCACCGACGCCGCTTCGGCCAACGATTTTGTAGGGCGCATCGACAACTACAAGAAGCACGGCGGCTCGCTGTTCTTCAAAGCCAAGGAGTTGTTCCGTGCGAAAGTGCGCGATTTGAAACTCAACTACGACAAGGAGAGCAAGACCTACACCGACGCAACCGCATAAGCAGACATTGCGTTTTTGATGGGAGGGGGCGGCCGATCGCCCGCCGAAAGACCGCCCCCGTTTCCCCAAAATAAGTCCACTATGATCAAGTATAAAATATATCCCACGCTCCTCGATGCGTTCCGCCGCTACCGACACGCCTACGAACTCTGGGAGGACTACTACGGATTTAGCGAAGACCCGAAGCACACGGCCGAGGAGTTCGAACAAAAATGCCTCGAAGAATTGCTCGACAAGATCAATCGCAAGCCGCTCGAAGACACCACCGCCGCCGATCGCGGCACGTGTTTCAACGAGATCATCGACAGCATCGTGACCGGCCGCCCCTCCGAACGCGTCAACGTCGCGCGTGTAGAGGTGGAAACCTCCGCCGGCACCGTTCTTTTCCTCGATGCCCGAATGAAGGACACCGCGGGCATAACCTATCGCTTTCCCGCTGATTTTTGCCGTCGCATCGCCGCCCCCTACCGTTCGACAGAGAGCACACCGCAGCAGTTTCTCGAAGGCGTGGCATCTCTCCCCGAGGGCGACGTTCTGCTCTACGGTTTCGCCGACTACATCACCCCGACGGGCATCTCTGATTTGAAGGTGACAAAGAAATTCACCGTCGGGAAGTTTCGGCACAACTGGCAGCACATCGTTTATCCCTATCTCGCGGCGAAAATGGGCGTGCCGCTCACTCGATTCACTTACGACGTGGTGCTCGCCGTGCCCGCCAAACGAAACGACGAGCACGCCCCCGAATGCTACACCACGCTTGAACGCTATACCGACGTGTACAATTTCGACCCGATCGAAGACGCGCGCCGCCTCGAGCTTGAACTTTCGGAGTTCATCGCCTTTCTCGAAGCACACCGCGCACAGATCACCGACAAAAAGATTTTTGCAGAAGACTAACAGCAATACAAGATGGATCTATTGGGAATACTCTACGAAATCGACCCGGTCGAGACCCGCAATTTCAACGGCGCCGACGGACAACCCCGCGAGTATCGGTTTTGCGAAGCGGTGATCGATTGTTCGGCATACAACAAGATGACCGGCGAACGCTATGAAAATCTCGTTCCCGTCGTTTTCAGCGGCAAATCGCTCGACCAGCTTGCGAACATCGCCCCCGGCTCTCGTGTCAAAGTGTCGTGTCATCCCAAAGGCGGGAGCTTCACCCCGCCCGACGG